GAGTACATATAGTTAAAATCTATACCGCCAGTATTGACGCCTCTCGTTACTTTGTGACTGCTGTTGAGTTTACGGCTTGGCGCATATGTCATACCAGTAAACTCGAAACCTAGTCGTGGCAAAGTAACTGAAATCTCACGATTCAGTGTAGGGTCGCTTGTGACTCTCTGAATGAACTTTTGTTTTGGTCCATATTCGATAGGAACGTTCAGCGTTTGAATTTTAGTTCCTGTGTCGTTATATCTGTCAACTTGAATTTCGTTGAACAAATTACCAAACATGATTACGTAACGTCTTAGCGTTCCGTGGTAGAAGTCGTGTCCGAACATCATATTAGAAAGTCCTTGTCAATGAGAATGGGTTTTGTTCTGAGAAGTCTAGAATATCATCATCGATAATTTTCTGTCCAATTTCATCATTGTCTGAGGTAACTTCGGCTGCGACAACAACATCAGCTTCACTGATAATGAATGTATCATCTTCAAGCAACATTAAGAAATTCTCTTCATCAAGTATTTTTTCATTGTTGACAGTTGACATGCTGTATTGAGTTTCGATATTATCAATGTCGGCAACTTCAGTATCAATACGTTCGCTAGAGTATTCGAATCTATCACAACGCATTTCGTATGTGTAGAGTTTATGCCTTCAATGATGGAGTGAATCTTTTCTGTGCGACAACAAATGTGATCGATTCATCGATTTGCAAGCCAAACTTAGAAAGAAAATCTTCTTGTCCTGCAAACCCATCAAAACTCTTGATGTATAATTCTAATTCAAGCGCATCATCAAAAAGCATAGATGAATCTTCGCCGTAAATTTTATCTAAGTTTACGTGAGTTCTTGGTAAGTAATAACCATCTACACCATAAATCTTAATAGATTCTATGACTAAATCTTCAACAAGATTTTGTTCTTGTTTGACAGGTGTGTACTGATTAAAATGACGATTACGTGCCATGAGATTAGCCTAGCATGTCTGTAACAGGTAATGAGTATGAACTAATCATTTCAGCTTCGATAGCTTGAATTTCATCTGTAGCTTCATCCCAGATTTTTTGTCCATTGAATGTAATACCGCCTGGCATAGAAAGTCCTTCAAACTTTTTCAAGTTTTCGCCCCATTGTTTTTTAATGAGTGCTGTGCAATATCTTTGTAACCATCTATCGTTATACATGTCGGTGTATGTGTCTGGATCGATTTTCTGATACGCTTCAATGAGCATGTATTCCCCAAGCACAATCTTTTCACCCCAAGCAATGTCAACGTATAACTTGTTTGAATGTCTTTGGAATCTGATACCTTGTTTACCAACAAACAATTCTTCAGCTAAAGCAACGTTTTGCAATGCCATGTAGTATGGCGCAAATGGTCCTGTATTGAAAGCGAACAAATCGTTAAGTGCAATCTGATATCTCAAATTGAATAAGTTGTTTGTGGAATAACTATTACCAATAGGAAGAATATTGATGATACCAATAACAGAGTCTTCGATAGACAGGTACTTATTATCAATGTCGGTTTGTGTGACTTGTCGTGCTAGATATACTTTCTCTGTTGCGTCATAGTGATAATCGTAGTAGTATGAGAATGCCATTTCAATGCAATCTTCAACTTGTTCGTCTGCCACGTTTATCTCTAAGAGAGGCGCACCTAGTCTTCTAAGGCAGAATTGTTTTAATTCTTCTCTCGATGCTGGTTTGCTTGTACTCATTTACTTGTGCCCCTTAATGAATTTCATCTTCTATTTATCATTACCAAAATCTCGTATTTGAACTAACTAAATAAATTATGATTTAACTATGGAGAAACTTATGGACAATTTAGTAATTAGCGTAGAACTGAGTGTGACTGATGTGAACATGCTCCTAACTTTAATGGGAAAAACCTTGACAGAGACAGGATATTACCCTATAATGATAAAGATGAAGCAACAGGCACAGGCGCAAGTTGATGGCTTCAATCAAAAAGTGAAAGAAAATGAGTCGATATAATTTAAAAAATTTGATTACAACAGTTCAAATCAAACACAATCTACCCGTTGTTGGATTAGATCGTGATGGCACAATTATCAAAGACATTGGTGATTACATAACAGACCCAAATCAAGTTGTTCCCATACCGGGAAGCCTTGAGGCAATCAAGATTTTGAGAGACAAAGGACATAGACTTGTAATTCTTACAAATCAAGGCGGTATTGCAAAGGGTCTACAAACCATCCAACAGGTAGACGATGTACACAGTCACCTGATGAATATTTTCGGACAGAATGGCATTTCATCAATCGATGGACTCTACTATTCAACATCGTCAATGAAAGAAGATATCTACGCAAAACCAAATGTTGGAATGTTTAATCGTGCCAAAGACGAATTAAAAGTTGATTGGAAAAAAGGTTGGTATGTTGGAGATAAAATCAGCGATTTGAAAGCCGCAGATAAAGCTGGATCAAAACCAATTCTTGTGTTGACAGGGCATGGTAAAGAGACACAAGAAAAATTGAACACTTACGCTAACCGAGAACTAAAGAAAAAAACTCTAGTATTTAATAATCTACTAGAGTTTGTTAACACGCTTTAATACTCGTAAATATTCAACATTAGATGAGTTCGCCAATTAGAACTTCTGTTATCAACACCATGCAATCTTGTATTGTCGAATTCATAGACTTTTCCGCATTCCCAATGATATTCAACATTTTCAATTATATATTTGCATTCGGGATACGTTACAATTGGAATATGAATTCTATGACACGATGAAAGAAAATTTCCCGAGTCAGTATGTATACCCACTTTTGAATTTGGCGCTAATCTTGCAAAAAAACACAAATACTCTTTAACTCTAATATCTGTATTTTCTGTTATGTGTGTTAGCGTACGGTCTATTAAAGATTTATATTTTTCATACAAACTATAATTTGCAACATGGGATCTCCAAGTTGAGTCTGTCACTTTAGAATAATCATCAAAGTATCTTAGTAAAATAGATTGTGTTTTTTCTAAATTTCCCATTGTGTTGCGAATATCATCGATATACCAATCACTTTCGGTGATTGTGTTCTTAATATCTTCGATTAAATTTAAATCAAAATCACACAATACTTTATACGGAACATTTAATTTCATAGTTATTCTTTCTTTATCTGAAACCCAAACGATATGTTAATTCTTGATCTTTCACCAACAACTGGTGTAGATGCATGATTATATAGGCCTGCCTCACATCGCCATAGCATTCTTTCTTCTATGTCAAAAATTTTATTGTCGTAGATTGGCTTACCACCAGACTCAGGAACACTTAATAGTAAATTATATCTAGTGTGAACATATCCATCATTATTTGGATCTTTATGTGGATGTATTGCACCATCAACAGTATTAAAACTCAAAAAATCACCGAATGTAGGATCCAATAAGAAATCTGTTAAATTTTCGGTGTCAATGATTCTTTGTTTAACAATTTTATATTCTTTTGGCACAGAAAACTTAGTAGCAATATGATCTACATAAAATCTGCCAGCGCCATTATTTCGTAGGTGTGCTTGTTGTTTATTGGAGAACTCTAAAAGAACATTTTGTTCTTCTAGAGTTATGAAGTCTTTATACGCCCAAGAATTGGGAATATCAATCTTCGTCATGTGACGTTGCCTTATCCAAATCTTCTAGTTTCTTTTTAATCCAATAATCATCGTCTTCACCACTATATGGATCGTTATTTCCAGAATAAATGTCTGTCACATCACCATCAACATCTCGTAAAGCAAACACACAATAATATTGAACATCATCAGTCAATGCTGTTATCGTGTGTATATAATCTTTTCGAATAATCATAAATGTCGGACCTTGAAATTCTTTAGATCGTTCTTCGTTTGTAATACTATTTTTGACATCTACTCTGACTTTACCTTTAGCAAGCATTGTCACGTGGTCAAACCGATGCACGTGGCCTCTGGCTACATCATTTGTTTTTTTCAAATTGTGTTGACGTACCCAAATATTTCCAAAATATCCTAGTTCTTTAATTTCTGATGGCATTTTTCATCCTTCGATAATCTTTTTTAAAATAATATTTTTAGATGGAACATACAAATACTGTAATTCACTATTCTTTAGTGTCTTAATAGCATCATCAAATGTTTCAACTAAAGGCTCTCCTGCAAGATTGAAACTTGTATTGAATAGAATTGGAACACCAGTCAACTTCTTAAACGCATCAATCAAGTCATAATAGTATTTATTTTGATCTCTAGTTACTGTTTGAATTCGACATGTATTGTCAACGTGTGTAATAGATGTTACTTGACCGATACGTTCTGGCAATACATCTACAGCATACATCATAAATGAAGATTCGTTCATGCCTGCCATGTCAAACCACTCATGCACATGTTCTTTTAGAATTGATCCTGCAAAAGGACGGAACCACTCACGACCTTTGACTTTGTTAACAATATCTTTGCCATTTGCTGTTCGTGGATCAAATAGAATTGATCGATTACCTAACGCTCTTGGACCAGCTTCAGCGGCACCATTGAATATGGATACGATATTTTGATCTACAATTAATTGTGCAACATCATCAGCAGTGACTGTTTCAATTGTGAATTCATCAGAATATTTCTGTTCATCAATTTCATCGTTTCTATCTATACCCAAGTACAATGTCGTTAGGGGTTGTTTTTCAATATTGATATTTTCTGCGACACAATGTTGATACCACAAGAATTTTGCCAAGCCAATTGATGTTCCGCCGTCATTTGCAACTGGGTCAACATACAAATTGATATCAGGAAAACGTTTTCTGTAATAATAGTTTGCTACACAATTTAGTCCATATCCGCCAGAGATAACAATGTTTTTTTCTCCAGTCAGATCAATAGATTTTTGAATCAAGTCACCAACAAGTCTTTGTGAGTCTTGTTGAATTTTCCATGCAATGTCTTGAACTAATTTTAAATCTTCAGGATGTTTTGCAATCTCTTTGATATCTGCACCTGATGGATTTACAGCATCGCCCATAGCTTTCAATCTGAGTTCAGGAAATGCGTTTATGTTCAATGATCCGCCAGCAGGATACTGTGGCTGAAATAAATTTCGATTTGCATCTTCACCATAAAATAACGTAGGAATAATGTCATTCTCTTCACCGTATGAAGAAAGTCCCATTAATTTTCCTGCTTCGATTGGATGAAATCCTGCGTATGCTGTGATAGACTCATAGGCTTTTGTAATATTCACATTACCATTGAATTTAATCTTCTTATCGTCTGTGTATAATTTAGGTCCATCATTAGCGCCCAGAGACTTGTAGACTAATTCTAACTCGTTTGGATATGAACATTTATAAATTGATTCTGTTTCGAAACCACCGCTCTGAAAATCAGATTGCAACCTTAAATCGATGAAAGAACCTGCGCCGTCTACAATAATTGCAGATGCTGTTTCAAAACCTGAATTATAGAATGCTCCGGCGGCGTGACCAGCATGATGATGATCCCAGTATGAAAATATTTTAACTTTAGGATTAAATCGTCTAACTGTTCCAGTAAATACGTCCTCTAACCCCCAAGTCATTTTAGGGTACATTCCTTCGCCTGTGCCGGCTAAAGCTAATGCATCAACATGATATTTACTTAAAACATAAAAAAGACTTTTCAGCGGATTAGCATCATACTTAACTCTTGTAAATCTTTCTTCTTCAATATACAGTTCAATTTTACCGTCAACAAGAAGACATATGGATCCGTTATGTCCAGGACTAATTGCTAAAACATTGTAACTCATTATTTTTTCACCTTTTCGTTAATATCTTTTTCAATAGATTCAATCAATTTATCAATTTCTTCGTCAGTCAAATCCATACGTGTGTCATTGAGTCTATCTGCAAGATGACAGTCAATCATATTAATTCTCAATGGCGAATATCGTTTTGTTCCAGGCTTTTCGAATATGTTAAAAAACTCTGGATACGAAACGTTTTCTGCAAACGTTGATCCTAAAATAACTGTTCCTGGTTTATTTAAGCCTCTAGCAAAATGTTGTCCTACACTATCACATCCGATAAAGTAATCAGACGCATTAATTAGTGATATCCAAAATCTTAAATCACCTTCAAATTTATGTGTGTAGTTGTCTTCTTCTGGACATAGACTTTTATCTCCAAAATAATGAAGATTGTATTTTTTCGATAACGTTTTTACAATCATTAGATAAGACTCGTTTGTGAGACTTCTAGAAGATTCGTCTATGGTGTAGTTTCCTACTTTTCTGGCTGTGCTTCCCCACGGCTGAATGACAACATTCAACTTTTCATGATTTTCTGGGTTTTGTTGGCACGCTTGACCAAGTGCGGTGAGTGCATTGAGTTCTTCGCCTTTATTTAAAACAAATTTTAAATCAGGTAAGTCATCGTGATTATTTGTAGCATTAATGATTTCATCAAATGCTTGAGATAGATTTTTTTTCTGAGTGTAGTAAGACGGAAGTCTATATGGTTCTGGCGAAATAACTCTAGTCGCATTCAGAAAAATATTGTCGAATATGCCTTTGTTGTCGATATTAAAAACTTTGTCTTGAAGTTCTGAAATACCCCAAAGCAAAGAATCCCAGCCATAAACACAAATTTTAAAATCTTCTTGAGGATTTTGTAATTGGTATTTTAAAAGGGCTGGGATTGCTGATACTGCTCGACCTGCTCCACCATCAATAACGAAAACTGTTCTTTCACCACTTGTCATGTTAACTCCAAAAATAAAAAATTATAATATATGTATATCTGCAATTATACAGAAATTCACTCTCAATGTCAATAGATGATTATATTATTCTTCTAAAAAGAGTTGCGCCACATCCACTCATTGACCCTAAAGCTAGATAGCATGTGCTAGGAGAACCGATACAAAATCCTGGCTTAACACATGTTGCATTAACACACGCTGTCACTGGTCCGTAATTTTGGCATTGAAAGCAACACATATAACAACAAATGCCCCATGGAATCAAACAGTTTCCCTGATAACAACATCCAAGTAGAGTTGATGAACATTGTGCATTTAATGCAAAAACTAGTTGTCCTACACCAGTTGTACCAGCAGGATTTGCACTATACTGGGCTGTGTAACCAGATATTTCTGACAATGAATATCTAGGTTTAGCACCACCACGCTTAATAACACCAATTGATATCAGTTCACGCCAAGATTCGTCTTTCATATTATGTTATTCTTCTAAAAAGAGTTGCGCCGCAGCCGCCAGTCGATCCTAAAGCTAGATAGCATGTGCTAGAAGAACCTATGCCAAATCCCGATTTAACACATGTTGCATTAGTGCATGCCGAAGACTGATTTGGCGCAAAGCAACAACAAATTCCCCATGGAATTAAACAGTTTCCCTGATAACAACATCCAAGTAGAGTTGATGAACATTGTACATTTAATGCAAAAACTAGTTGTCCTACACCATCTGATGCCGCTGGACTCGCTCGATACGATTCTTTGACGCCAGATATTTCTGACAATGAATATCTAGGTTTATTAGCCATTTTTTTTAATACTCAACAACAAAATATCCATTACCGCCCGGCGCACATGTGAAGGACGAACCTGAGCAACCGCATGGACAAATAAAACAAAAGTTTTGGTTGCTGTAACTGCACGTGCATCGTGCAACGTACTGTGGGTTTTGACCACCGCCACCACCACCACCACATCCTGCGATGCCAAAACATCTTGTTGCGACTTCACAGTTACAACTAACAGAATTTGCTCCACCAAATACGCTTGCAATGTATGTTGGACATGGATATCCAGCGGCAGTGCCTGCAATAGATGTGTCTAGTCTAGACGTAGAGACAATAAATTCTCCTGGCCAACGGGGTTTAACGAGAGGAACACTCACATCATTAATGGCAACAGCTTCACCATTAAATGCTTTACATGCAAATAAATCGGAACCTGTGGTACCAGGAAATTCGCTTTGTGTAGTGGTGCCTAAATAACTGCCAGCCGCCCCGCCTTTTCCACCCATGACAACAAAGTAACATGTGTTACAATTGTTATTGCATGTTAAAGTGTGACAGAAACAGGTCGCCATTGCTTGAGGGCAACCACAAAGCCCACAGCCACCACAGCTACCTGTGGCTGTAATTAAACATGTTACGTTGGCTGCGGTATTTGCTGTACCTGTTCCGCCACACCCGCCACATCCTCTGCCTACGCCGCTGGTGCGATAGTCGCATGGTTGATTGTAGTTACCGCAACAGAAACCTTCAAAGGTAACTCCGGCACATCCGCCAGCCGCTATAATTTGAGTTCCCATACATGTTGTGCCACCAGGATAAGCGCCAACCGTAATAGTACATGCTGTTCCTGGAGTAACATCTACTTCAGCGAGAACATAACCACCACCACCGCCGCCGTGACCACCCATGCTAGGATGACAAGGGCAACTCATAGAAGGTGAACAAGCGCATGAAGGAGCGCCGCCAGCGCCGAGGGCTGAAACTCTAACTTTGGTAACACCAGTAGGAACAGTGAACGTTCCAGATACACCAAAAAATTCAAACTGACCGCTTCCGAATGCTGTGTAAGTTGTACATGGTTTTTTTCCAAAAACTAGTGGACTTGCGACCAATTCTTTTGGTAATGATACATATCTTGCCATTTTTTTATACCTCGAATTCTATGTTAGGGCGTGTTTCTAAAATTTCCGTAAAAGGAATAATATAAGACAAAACACACGAATTGTTGTTATTCAATTTTTCAATTTCAGTAGGAACAATAGAAAATATTTCATCGGCCCAAGTTCTAATTTGATCTTTTCTTTCGACAGCTAAACCATTATAATGACTAGATGTTAAATATGATGTATACCACGTCACAATTTCATTTAGTTTTTCGATGTGTCCGTTTCTTATAGAATTAAACTCTTCAACTGTCATACTTGGAGACAGAAAAAGTTGTAATTCGTCATTAAATTTATATCCAACTAAAACATCATAGTCTGCTGGACTCGGCACACAATTAGGACTATCTATTGAGCCAACAATAATATTTTCTATAATATTATTGTTTAAAATAAGTGATTTTAACATTTTTTTATTTTCCTTTCACTTTTTATGAAGCCGATTCTTCAATTCCAAATACAACAACGCTTGTATTAGAATTGGTTGATAATGCACGAATCGTATTTCCAGCTTCAAGTACAATAGCACTTCTTTCTAGCACACCAGATGGTGGAATATTTGCATTAAATTCGATGTAACTATTGGCTGTCATAGACCCAAGAGTAGTTAACGCCATGTTAATTCGAGCATCGCCAGAAGCGGCTTGGTTACACACTGAAATTGTTAAACTTGCAATTAAACCTGCTGGAACAGTATACACTAACGTATCGGTGTTTTGGGTGAGTATAGTTCGACTTAATATTCCTGACATTTTTTATCCTCTTTTAATTTGTATGATGTATTTATATCAAAAGTTTCCGTAAAAATACAATTTTGAAGCAGATACGCCACCACCGGCGGCGGCCCATCCTGTTGATTTATAAACCTCAAGTCTGTCTAGTGTCGTATCGTAGCGAAGCATACCGACAGTCGTATAACCTGCTTTTTCTGCGGTAGTTCCTGAAGGAATCTTCAATGCGCCTGTGCTTGTGAATGATACGTTTCCAGAAGCTGTCAATGCCGCTGTTGAGACTGACGTTAGCCCTGTTAATGATGTTGAAGTTGCACCTAGCGCAACGTTGGTGTTACCAATTGTTAAACTACTATTCGTCAACATTGTATTCGTAACAGTGCCAGTGTCA